CTCACCAGGTTGGTTGCCATAAAATTTAAGTGAGCAGTAATGTGTGCTCGGTGATCCTGTCCTGGAAACGCTTGGAAAGGTTTTCCTGCCAACGCATCAATATTTTCTAAAGACGGATCCTTAGGTGCGTTAGGTGGAGGCGGTGGTAAAACTTGATCAATATTCTTGACCCCCAGTGCTTCGTACATTTTTCGATACGACATATAAAGATTGTGCATTTTGGGATTTGACATCGCCAATTGTAATTCGGTTTGAGCCAAAGTAATTCTCTGCGTCATCGAGAAGATGTTTGGATCGGCTACGGGTAGAATATCGATTCGGTCGTCAAAATCAATTTGCTTAATGGTCCTTGCACCACCGACCACGTCATAGGGATATTCAGGCGGTAGATACGTTGAAATAATTTTAGCAAGTAATTTAAATTCTTCCTTCATTGAGAAGTACAATCGTTTATGGATCGCGGACATAACCTTCGATCCTCTTTCAAGAAGAGCCATGGTTGTTCCTACAGCCGCTTGTTGATTACCTTCTCCTGTTTGTAATTCTGATATGGCAGCAAATCGTTGACCTGCTTGAACCACGATTCCCATCAACTGTAATAAAGTCGCTGATGGTTCTTTATAAGGTAAAGGATAGAAAGCATCTTTTAAAGATCCGCCAGGTGCATCGACATCTTTAAATTCTCCTGGTTGAATAGGAGACGCTTCATCTTTAACTCTGACCCCACGTTGCTTAAAGCCCGCAGGTAAATTTGATAGGGTGCCCGCATCTAATAATTGGCGGAGAGCGACCGTTGCGGTACGACTCAATCCGCCAATCATGTGAATGAGTCCAAAGCCATAGAATCCGAGTCCAGGCAGAAATTTAAAATGGACAAAGTATTGAATTCTTTGTTTCTTTGGGTCATTGGGCGCGAAGTTCCTTCTTATCGAAAGAACCTTTGTGCTGCTTTCATCGATGGTTACGATGTACGGCAGCTTGATACCAGTCGGTTCCCCGTCTGGACCAATATCTTCAAAGCCTTCTAGATCTAAATCTATATGGCATTCTAATAGGGTATAAATATTTTGGGGTCGTCCTGTTCGTTGAGTCCCTTCTAATTCTCTTTCTTTTTCTTTTAGTTCTTCTTGAACAATCGTTCCTGGTTTACCTAATTCAATATCGCTGTAAAATCCTGAAACCTGTTGTTTCCTTATATCGTTTTCTGAAATTTTAATAACATGCGTAATAGATTCTGCATCCGCAAGTGAAGTTGCCGTGTAAGGCACAACCACATCATCGGCTGGAACGAATTTAGAAACGCCTCGTTGTAAAAGATCGTCGTAATAAATTTTTTTGAAAGTGGAACCTGCTAAAGGTAAATGAAATAACATCGAATCAAATTCAGGTTCGTATTCCTTCATCTGATCCATGATCTGATAGTTCATGAAATCTTTAACGCGTTCCGCTTGCTGTACCTTTCCAGGATTCGTCATCCCTAGAATCTGAGTTCTAACAGGACCATCCGATGGAAAAAGTTCTTTGTAAGCGGTTGCTTGGAATTGGGTTACGGCTTCTGCTAACACAGGGTGCGTCGCACCACTTGCGCCTTGAAAAGGTTCGGTTCTGTTAACATATTTAAATCCTAAAAGATCTAAACCTTTTGTGTAAGATTGTTCCCATTCTTTTCGGGAAGTTTTATTATCTTGATACTGATAACGTAGTTCACTACCAATGGGATCTAAAACATCGTCTGGAAGAAGATCCGCTAAATTATCAAAATGATTTTCGGTTCCTGGAATTTTTAAATTGGCACTCGGATCAAAATCGATCGTCGCCCCACCATCGTCTTCAGGTGTAACTTCTACTGGTCCTTTTAATGGAACTTCCGCAATATTAACATCCGTGACTTCCTCTGCGCCTCCAGGAAGTGGAGTTTTTACGTTTGGGAGTCCTTTTTCTATATCTGCCATATATTACTCCGTACGCTTTGTAGCATAGTTGTTTAAATAAGCCAAGCCTTGTGAATCGGGTCCTGATGTTGGGGGCAAAGCTTTAGGTCTTCTAGGATGTAAAGTAGCTATTCCGCCACCTGCTTGTTCCTGTCTGCTAGATTGATCCTGAAATAGGTAATTAGCCCAAGGATACTTAACTAAAAAATTCTCTATCAATTCGGGAGGAAGATTCTGTTTATCATAAATCGTCAGACCTTTACCACCTGTTTCCTGTTCCCAGAACCTTTCGAGTTCTTTCCAGTTTGGTGAATCTTTGGTAATTTCATCCAGGCGCTTCTGTCTATGTACTAATGCTTGATCGGACATATCTAATGCACCCGCAGGTCTTTCCCATAAATTTCTTTTCATCCAGTTCCATTCTTCTCCAGAATAAGGATCAGCAGATCCCCACGTTCTTTTCTTATGAAATTTGTCAACGATACGATCCTTTATTTTATCTTTTAATTTACCCACCGATGCAAACTCAGGATCAGCTTCCATAAGCGCTGCATACTGTTCGTCTCCTTTGGCTGTATTTTTAATTAACTGATCTGCGATACTTCCTTCAACTTCAGGATTAGCGAGAAATTTAAGTGTATCTAAATCCTCCTGCATTAGATTTAATTTGTTTTCCATCGGACGTCCCAATGCATCTCTATCCACATGACGTGCTTTCATTTGCATATTCTTAATTTTTTCCTCTTGGTCTACGACTCCTTGTTCCTGTGACATCAACTTAGATCGAAGCTCTTCATCTTTATTCATAATATGGCCTAGTTGGATTAATTTATAATAATTTTCTCTCATTGCATCAGGGATCACTTTTCCCCTTCTTCCATCTTCACGTCTAGTAAGATCAGGACCTAATAAACTTTCGATATCTCGCGATTCTTTTCCTGGAATAAACCATAAGCCTTCGTTAATAGATTCAAACAAACTTGCACCTTTAGTCCACTCATTACGTCCAGCTAACCAACTATACCAGAGTTCACCCCCTATTAAACTTAATGGATTACTCCATGTATAGAGTCTAGCCCCTACGGAAGCTATTTTAGCACCTGTTTTACTGGCTCTTATTTTCTTTGCATTATTTAAAATTGATCGTCCTAGTTTTAACCCCTCTTCAGACTTTAATATTTCTTCTGTCCCTGGAGTTCTTGCAACTTCTAGTAAATACTCCTGAGGATATTGATTCTTAAAGGCTTTACCACATAAACCTCCACCCCCATTAGAAAATTTTGTCTTGCATATTTTTTTCTTAAATTTTGCCTTGTCCAAAACGCCATAAGTAAGTTCTGCTGCGCCCACGTAATTATTTCTAAGAAGGTCTTTAAAACCTTTTGAAAAATCTATAGTCTGTTTTTTACCTAAATTAAGTTGATTAGCCACATTCTTAAGCATGTCTCCTTGATTATAAGCACCTAAGGTCATCTCACCTTCAACCAGTCTTATAGGACCCAAACCTTTAAATTTATTTGTAAATGATTTTAAAAATTTTGTTTGTTCAGCTTCTGGAAGGGTAGCAGCTGTTTTTAAAGCATCCCGTGCACTTTTTTCAAATCTAGCAACACCTGTATTATCTTTAAAAAAAACAATGTCTGTATCCCAAAAGTTATCAGCAATATCGTGTAGATGATGGTTGATTAGACCACTAAATCTCAATTGCTTAGAGGCCTTACCTTTAAATTTTTCATTTAAAAGATTACCAAATGTTGTGTCTCCTACCTTTATTTGTTTTAATTTTTTATTAAGATCATATTGATTAGCTGCATTTTTAAATCGATTAGCATCGGCTTGACCTGGTACAGCATCGTTATTCATCCATTTTTCAAAACCATCATAATTAAATTTTTTATCAGTAAGCGTATCTAAGAATTCAACGTTGCTACTACCTTTCGTCCAATTATACTTCAGAATTTCATCCCGACTCATGATCTCACCGTCTATGGGGTGAAGAATTCTAAATCTTCCACTATCTCCGCCTTTAAGTGCCGCACGATAAGCATTGTGCCAAAGTCTTGATTTAGCAGTTCCTCCTGTTGGCCATCTTTTTGTATCATCAGCAGTAGATCTCAACATAGACCATACATCTCCGCCAACTTCAGAAAAGTTAAGACCATATTTATCTGCTTTAAAATCCCATTGGCCTGCATACTCAGGGAAAGCATTAATTAATGTTTTTTGTTGAGACTTAGTTAAAGGTTTTATTTGTTTTCCTACTTCATCAGATATATCTAATTTTTTTTGAATGTTGTGAACCTGCTTTTTTGTAAAACTTTCATCATACTTATATGATTTATAACCCTTCTCATTTAAAACATTTGCAAATTCGTCAGAAGTTAAATTTATATTTTTTTTTTGAAATCTTAATTTTTTGAATTCAGCATCACTTAAAGCATTGGGGTAATATTTTTTATACTGTGTTTCATACTCTTTCACTAACTGGTTAATTAACTTTGGCTCAGGATTTAGGTAGCTTTTATTAAAAACTAACTTGTTATTCTTTTTGAACCTTGCTGTGACTCTCCATCCTTTTGCTTTCCCCCCTGATGTGTCCCAAGTTATATTTACTCCTTGGGGTAATGTTTTTGAAATTTGTGCCGCTTGCCGCTTACTCATAGGTTTAACTCGTTTAAAAGTACCAAGAAGATCATATTCTTTTAATCTATTGTTAATTGTCTTAACGGATACTCCAAATTTTCCAGCTATCTCTGAAACTTCAAGTCCTGCTTTTCTTAATTGTTTAAGTTCTGTTTTTCCTATTTTAACGCCTCCATACCCCTGTCTCCCTGGTCCAGGTTGCACGAGCTGTCCTTTACTATAATCTTCACGCGTGCTCCACGGTCCTGTTC